ATCCGCCGACTGTTACTCTAATTGAAGGACGTGTATACGACTTTAAGGAAGGCACACTAGTTGGAAGAGACCAGAAATTCCATAGTGATTATTCATATCGCAGAGCGATTATTATTGGGGAGTAAACATGTGAATAAAAAACACAAAACTGTTATAGTTACTCCAGCAGGGCGTAAACGATATTTGGAAGTACTTTTAAAAAATCTGATAAAGCAAAAAGATGATTTTTCAATTTGGCAACTTTGGATAAACACTGAAAACCAAGAAGACATCGATTATTGCAAATCATTGGAGAAGGAGCACAGCTGGATTAAATGTTATGACTTGGATATTCCGTATCATGGAATTAATTCTATTCATACGTTTTTTAAATATACAACCGAATCAAACGTAGTATACATACGATTAGACGATGACATCGTCTATCTTGAAAAGAATTTCATTCGCAAATTAGCAAATGAAAGAGCCAAAGACCCTGAGCCTTTTTTGATCTACGGCAACATCGTAAATAATGCTATATGCGATCATATACATCAACGAATTGGCGCTCTACCATTAAGCATTAGTGAAATGTCATATGATTGCCTATGTCCAGTTGCATGGGCAAATGGCCAAGTTGCCGAACAAAAACATAAGAACTTTTTCAACCATGTTGAAAACGGAACTCTAAATGCATATAAGTTTAATCAATGGAATCTTAGACCGCATGCTGCCGAGAGATGCTCTATTAATTGTATTTCATGGCTAGGCTCACGCTTTGCTGAATTTGGAGGTAAAGTTGGTGAAGACGAAGAAGCTTGGCTATCAGTCGATAAACCGATGATGGATAAAACATCATACAACAAAATATATGGAAACGCGTTGTGCGTTCATTATGCGTTTTATACGCAGCGTGAACATGTCGATTCATGCCCGCACATCTTAGATAAGTACATAGAAATTGCTAGTCTTTAAATAAAACATATGTCAGCTAATCCAGTCAGAAAAACAAAGAAGAAGAAACTAAGTGATCATTTCACCGCTGCCGAGGATTCAATGGGAAACACCATTGAATCCTCTTTAGCATTAAATTTTACGCTGAATTTCAAAATAAAAAAGCCGTTCCACTTTAATGAAAAGCATCTAGCTTTTTATGATTCTATTTGCAATGACAATACAAACATTTCATTTGTAGATGGTTCAGCTGGAACTGCTAAATCATACATCGCGGTTCTTGCTGCTTTGGAACTATTCAAAGAAAAAAAGATAAAGCAGATTGTTTATATCCGAAGCGTCATTGAAAGTGCATCGCGTTCAATCGGCGCGTTGCCTGGCGAAGTTGATGATAAGTTCTTACCTTATGCAATGCCTCTTATTGAAAAGGCTAGAGAAATAACCGACGATGCAACCGCGCAACAGCTTAAGGCCGCGGGTATACTGCAAGCTATCCCTGTAAATTTCGTTCGTGGTTTAACATTCAATGATAGTATTGTTATTGTCGATGAAGCGCAGAACCTAACACGCAATGAGATTGTAACTATCCTTACTCGCTTTGGTAAGAACACACGATATGTAGTGTGCGGCGACTTAAAGCAAACTGACATCGGAAAGATGTCTGGATACAAGGACATCTTTAACCGATTTGATACGCAGGATGCGGTGCGTCACGGTATGAACACGTTTCATTTTGGTGACGGCGAAATTGTTCGTAGCAAGATTCTCCGCTACATTGTTAGTGTACTGGAGGCTTAAACTAATCGGTCCATAAAGGTATCACTCAAGTATTGGCGCGAATACTTAAGGAAATCCTTAGCACGCGAATCAAGTATGTAGGTCGTACTATAATCGTCAGCATGGCGTGTAGTACGACCTGCACTTTGTTCAAGCACTGATGCAGTTTCTCCAAAGTAAACATCGCGTGCAAATTTGAATCGGCGAGCCCATAGCGGACTGCCCACATTTGGAAATGCTAGCTTGGTAATTATGTTAAATCGACCTTTATCATCAGAAAGGTCAATACCCGTGAATAGCGATGGCCCCACAAGCACGGAGTCGCTTGGCTTGTTTTCCAGTTGATCAAGCAGCTCAAGTTTTTCAGCAGTATTTGAATATGTTAGTAGACGATGTGAATGTCGGCTGTTAGCTTTAAGTTCTTCGGCAATCAAGTGGGTTACCGTATGAATAACACCGCGCTCATTGGAATGCGAATCAAGCAGTTCGTCAATTTTCTTTACAGCTTTATTGACACTGTCGCGCCCGCCTGAATATCCCATGTCAGCTGTATTGCACAGCACAATTGGAGATTTGTTTGAGTCCCACTCACTATTTACATTGATGATATAGCACTTTGCAGGATCAAGCTTCCAGCGGTCAATCAACAGCTTTGGCTGAAGCGTAGCGGACATGTAAATACGAGTACGCGCAAAGTTTCGGAAGTGTCGATGAAACAGCAGATGGTCCGACATATTGTGGTATGCACGTTCACCGTCGTCATCGCATACAACAAGATTGCGTAGACCGTGTTGTGCAATCATTTGCGTATAATCCTCGACTTTACAATGATGGTCCTTAATATCATCGGCAAGCGTGAATAGACTCTTTACTTCGCGCGGTAGGTTCTTGTGCCAAGCCGTCAAGTTAGCATTGTCATATCCGCCAGGAATGTAAGAAGATGAAAGGCTTGTTTTGATTGTTTCAAGCGTGTTCTTTACAAGCGTATATTCTGCATAAACAGTTTGCAGTGCAACATGATGGTCATGCGGATTTGACTTTTCCGGAATCTTTAGCGCTTCAGTGATTGCTGTGTAAAGCGGCTTTGTAGGTACATCATATGCATGTCCAATTTTATTTAGAGCACCAATGACTCCGTTTATACGATCGGCTGTTTCAGGCTTTAAGCGACATGCAAAATGACTTTCCACAATGTCAGGTATCTTATGCGCTTCGTCACAAATGATTACGTCACGTGTACGAAATGGAGACTTGTCGCCCATCTTGCGCAGGACATAATTCATTTGAATTAGCCAATAGGAATAATTCATTAGTGAACGCGGAGATTGAATAGCAGCACGCCGGCGCTGAATGTAAGCGCAAGTTCCAGCGCAAGGTAATTCATTTGCCTCGGAGTATGATAATCCTAACGAACGGCAAACTCCTAGCGAGAATTTTTCTCCGTTAATGTCGCACGTGTATGTATCGACACCGCTGATTGATTTGACGTCGGAATGACGTGATTTGAACTTTACATTGCAATCATATTCATATTGTTGCTGTAAAGACTTTTCGCTTGTTAGAAGATATGACATATAGCCGCTCTCTGCCAAAATCTTAGAGAGTTCAAGCGCAATAAGACTCTTTCCTGTTCCTGTAGGCGCTTGAATGAATATGTCTTTCTTACCACTTGCCATTGCTTCACGCACGTGATCAAGGACATCTTGCTGTGCTGGCCGTAATTGCATATCCTTATTATAACAAACTGTAGCCAAATGTAAATGAGAAAAATTTTTGAATTTTGTTATTTACATGTGCGTGAAGTCTCTGTATAATAATTAAAAGTTCATTCGACGATGGCTGCATTAAAGGCTGCGAAAAAAACCATGATATCCTCAAGATCCACCGAAGGTTCCCGAAGGGATCATCAAATACCTCAAGATCCATGAAAGGTGGATTAGAGTCATTTTTCCGACCTTCAACGGATATTCTGTCAGTAAAATGCCGAAAAAGTGAAAATTTATGAAATTTCTTATTTACATCTAAGAATATTCCGTTTATAATGATCCTGTAAGGAAACTACCACATGATTATCGAATCTGCCAAAATTAACGCAAACAAATTTCGTTGGGAAAACACTGTCGGAACGGCAATGGCAAGTGATCTGGCTACCGTGCAGGTCAAGTCCCAATTCATCGGATTCATGATTGGTCGGACGATCAAGGACTGTATGTTATTGGCAAGAAAGAGAACAAAGCGTTCATCTTCTCCCGAGCAATGCGAGGTCACGAAAACGAAATTCTTGGATGGCTTTTCAACTCCGTCGATTATAAGTTCAGCTTGGTAATCTTCAACGATTGATAAATATAAAATGCTATCATTCAAAACATACATCGCCGAAGGATTCACTAACCTAATCCTTTCTAAGCACGACAAAGATCGTGAAAAATATGCGACCCAAGTATGGGATATGCTGCAGGTGTCGTATGCTAAGATTGGCGGAATCAAAGGTTCTGGATTCTCTTCGGTGGATGATATGATCAAAACAATTCCGTTTTGGAAACTATACTTTGATGGTGATCGTCTTAAAACTGTCATTCTTTACAAGGATCGTGGCGGACGCAAGGTAATTGCTGTTGGAACTGATGGATCGCAAAAAGCACTGAAAGTTTTGGCTAATGTTATGCGTGAATCCTTTAAGGTCTCGTTTGGCGAATACTCTAAAGGTTTGCTGGCATTCATCATCAAGACAGTGCCACGTGAATTGCTGAAATCGTATGCTATTCCGAATAAAAAGGTTTCGGATATTCTTGATGATTCGGTGATTATCATTCCTACACAAGAATATGTAAATGATAACCTACAGTCTGTAGATCAGGCAATGTATACTCGCTTTAAAGATTGGCGTGAGTATTTCTATGTGAGAGAAATTGGAGGCACTCCTCTACTTAAGATGGCGATTGGAACGCCTGGAAAGCCAATCTTATGATCGTGTATTTACATGGCTTCAACAGTGGGCATGATCCACACAATGTTAAGATTACTGCTCTGCGTAAACTTGACAAGGAAGTCCTTGGATTTTCATATGATACATTCTCTCCACGCGAAGAAGTCATACGGTCCATTGTTGATCGTATTAAGGAATATGCAGATGACCTACTAATCGTCGGAACGAGTCTTGGTGCATATTATGCTGATGCATGTGCTAAGGCTTTAGGAGTTCCATGCGTGCTGATCAATCCGTGTGTCGATCCTTACAACGCTTTTTCGGATCGTTCGCTTGAGACTGAATATGTCAATTATGTACATAAGACAGTTTCTCGTTTGACATCCGAAACTGTGGAATCCTGGAAAGGACATTCCATGACAGAGACCGTCGGGCATACATACATTCCGCTCGTTTTGCTAGCTGACGGCGACGAAGTATTTGATTCGAGTGAAACTGCCGAAACACTGCGGAATTATGAGGTAATGAGGTTTTTAGGTGGAACTCATCGTTTTGAACAAATTGAGGATTCGGTAAAATCTATTGAAATTTACCGAAACATGTGCAAAATTGCCGCAAATCTCAATTTTTGAAACTTTTTTCACTTTTGGTGCATTTTCTTGTTTACATTGGTCGGTTTTCCGTTTATAATAATCCTGTAAGGCAACCACTACAAAATGACCAATTTACAAATTCTTAAGTCTGATTTAGAAATGCATGTCGCTCGAAGGGAGCAGCTGGCAAATGGCAATGGCGGATTCTTTATTCGACGTGAAGGGTATCCAGTGACTGGTGTTCTTGCCAGTTATGATAAGATCATTGTATCTCTTAAAAAAGAAATTGCCGATCTTGAAATAAAGAAGACTGCGCGTAAGCAGCCGCAGAAAAAGACCACGACCAAGAAGAAAACCTCTAGCAAAAAGAAAGCCGCTAAATGAAACTTGCCTCAGTTGAACTCGTAAAAGAAATCAAACCTCATTCAAATGCTGACTCGCTTGAGATCGCCGTTGTCCTTGGGTATGAATGTATCGTACCAATCGGTAAGTTTTCGCCGGGACAAGCTGTTGTGTTGATTCAGCCTGACGTTGTGCTTCCAGATGCTCCATGGGCAGAGGTTTTCCGGGCGCGATCAAATCGTGTCAAGGCTATGAAGCTGCGTGGAGTTTGGAGCTTCGGTATTGTCCTCAGTGTATTTGATATCGTCGATCACAACTCACGCGGTAGTGCGCAGCTGAAGCGTTGGCTGCTTCCAATTAACATCGGAAAGGATATCTCTGAGGAAATTGGAGTCGCTAAGTATGAACCTCCCGCGCCAAAGTCTCTTGACGCTGCAGGACACTTGCCGTCTAGAATGCCAAAGACCGACGAAGAGCGTTATCAAAACCTGACTGACAGCCTGCCATACGGCGAACATGTTGACGTCACGCTGAAGATTGACGGTCAAAGCGCTACTTACTTCTGTATCCGTGACGCGAATGCTGAAGGTGGATGGCGCACTGGAATTTGTTCTCGATCTCTTGAGATTAAGCCTGAGTGCAATAACAATTACACGCTCGCTGAACGTAAGTACAACATTCTCGAAAAGCTCAAGAACTATTGTACGTACCATAACGTCAGCCTTGCACTACGTGGCGAGGTTTACGGGCAAGGCATTCAAGCCTTTGATGCAAATCCACACTCTAAGCTCCCGCTTGACTTTGCAGCATTTAGCGTATGGAACCACGACACTCTAGCTTATGAAGGTCCCAATGACCCACATTACTACGAAAAGGTAGCAGCCGCTACGGTTGGCGAAATTCCCGTTGTACCGATGGTCGAGCGTCAGGTAGTTCTTACGTCTGAACTGATTGAAAAGTATGCACGTGGAATCGACAAGATTGAAGGCAAGCGTTTTGAAGGAGTTGTGATTAAGCATTCGCTTGGTAGCTTCAAAGTCATCAACCTTTCCTACGACGAACGCAAGTAATGGATCACTTTGAATTTCGTTGGAAGCAGCGGCTCGGATATGCATTGCGAAAATCTGAACGAAAAGATTTTCACAATGCTGTTCGTACCTCGCGCAAATTCATACATAAAGAACCAAACACGAGCGGAACTGTTTATGCAGTAAAGCATAAAGGCATAAACATTGTTGTTGTATATGACCCGCTTCTTGACATTCTGATTACTGTCCTACCACCGTCAAATAACCATAAGAAATAATTTATATCTATTCATATGAAATACTTGAACCAGATTGCAATACTTGCGAGCTTTAGTATTCTGCTATACTACACAAAATCATATGACTTCATCTATTGGGTTATGGCCGTATTGATCGGCACTACGTATCTTCATCCGTTATTTGCGTTGATTAGTCGTTCATATCGCAAGCAATGGGATTCTCCGATCGATGTTGCACAGATGATTATTGCCGCAAGCGTCGCAATCTTCAACATGCGCGTGGTATTGAAGGATTCTTCGCTATGCACCTTTTATGGTGTCGGCGTTGGACTTTCGTTTATTGCGACTTCATATTTAATTACACGTAGAGCATAACATGGGAGAGGCTAAACGAAGAGGCACATTTGAAGAGCGTGCAGACAATGCCAAAGGCGAATCGTGGCGGCCAATCTACTGGACCGAAGAACGTCTTGATGAATTCAAGGAAAGCATGCGTAAGGAACTTGGAACATACATTGACAAAGTAAAATCTGACTTGTTTATGCCTCGAAAACCAAAGGAGAAAAAATTTAGAAAAATCAAAACAGGAGGTTAAATTATGAAGACTATTCGGCATAACACTTACGAAACAAACAGCAGCAGCACTCACAGCATTACGATTGACACTGAGAACTACAAGAATGTTCAAATCCCAAAGACGATGACAATTCCTCTTGGGGAGTTTGGCTGGGAATACACGAAGTTCAACGACTTCCTTACAAAGGCAAGTTACTTCTGGACGCTTGCTCTTTACAATGAAGATGTGAATGAACGCATGATTCGTCTTGCGGCTGATCATGGACTTGACTTGCAGTTCAAACAATCAAAGGATGACTTCTACTATGTCGATCATGGTAGCGAGCATTACTCCGATTGGGTAAAGAAGAATCCAGAACTACTGACAGACGAAGGTCTTTGGAATTTCCTCATCAACGAAAGCTGCTGGATTATCCTTGGCAATGACAACAGCTATGATCCTCCAAATTGGCGTATCACTGAAAAGGCTGCAAAGGCATTGGAGTATGAAGTCTACATCTGTTCAGTCGCAGCTGACGATTATGTCAATGTTAGTGACTGCACCTTTAAGACCGACAAGGGAACGATTGCAGAAAACAAAGGAGAGATTGAACATCATGTGTTTTACATGCTTGACAATGAGCGCTCTGACCGAAAATGGGATGACCCATACCCAAGTATCAAGGAAGTCAGTGATGAAGGTATCATCATGATTAGTTATGAAAAATACGATCATAATGCGAAAGAATACAAGGTTCACCGTACACGGAAACTGCGTGCTGTCGTAGAAAAAGTGAAAAAACTGTAAAAGATTATTTACATCTGTTCATATTCCGTTTATAATGAGTCTGTAACGCAACCACTATATTATGAAACCAACCTCAGCGAAATTGCTACACACTTACCAAAATGGTAATGTAACTGTGTCTCTTTATGAAGACGGCACCAAGGTTCGTGAATGGCCCGATGGTGAAGCTCCACGTGTGACTCATCCCGAAAGCTGTGACCTCAAAATTACACAGTATTGTGACCTTGACAGCATCTGCGTCTACTGCCACGAAATGTCCAATAAGCAGGGCAAGCACGGCGACCTTGATCTTGTTGCAAAGATTTGGGAAACACAATACCCAGGCACCGAACTTGCGATTGGCGGCGGAAACCCGCTTGCGCATCCTGGCATCGAGAGTTTCCTTCGCACCGTTACTTCACGCGGCATCATTCCAAATGTCACGATGAACATGCTTCACATGAAGAAGTTCGGACCGACGATCAGGCGCTTCCAGGAAGACCGCTTGCTGTATGGTCTTGGTATCAGCTACCGCGGTGGTGACGGATTTAAGTTCCTTCCTGACGACATTGACTACTCAAATGTTGTCTTCCACATGATCCTTGGAGTACATAGCCTTGGCGACTGTATGCAGGTTATCAAATGGTGCCGCGCTCGAGACATCAAGCCGAAGATCCTTCTGCTTGGATACAAGACGTATGGTAAAGGTAAGGATTACTACAATCCCGAGCTCCAAAAGGAACTTGACCGTTGGAAAGGTTTTTCGCTGCAGCGTCTGTTTCTATTTGAAGGAGTAACAATCAGCTTTGACAATCTTGCGATCACGCAGCTTGACTTGCAGAAGCAGGTCTCTAAGGAAGATTGGGAGCTGCTCTATCAAGGCGAAGATGGTAACCACACGTTCTACGTCGATGCAGTGAAGGGTGAGGTTGCACGTACTTCAACAAGCGACCTTCGCTACGCTATCACCGATGCCGCCACCGTCGTCGATATTTTCAACAAAGTCAAAGAAGAACACGCATACGCATGAAAATAAAACTCAAAGTATCACTAGACAAAACTCCACTATCATACGTCTTTGATGAAAGAGTCGTTACGGTTGAAAAGCTGCATGCTGTGCTGATCGCCATGATGAGCGAATGGTTTGGTGCAATGAACAAAGTTGGCGTAATTCAACAAATCACAAACAACACAATTGAGTATTGCAGCATTATGACAGACAAAGAACATGTTTCTGGATCTATGTCGTTTAGTCTCGAAACAATCACTGAATAACATGAAAACAATCCGACATAACACATACGAAACAAATTCGTCCAGCACGCATAGCATTACGATCATCAGTAAGTCCAAAGATCGCAAGAGTAAATTTCGTCGTGCTGAGATTTTTGAGGATGGGATTCTCTATCCGGGTAACCTCAATGATTCTGAAGCATACACGCATATTCCTACAGGCGAAGAAGGCTATGTCGTGAAGTGTTATACTCCTCATCAAAAGGCTGCTCTTACTGTTCATTACCTCAATGCATGTGATGAGTATGTCAACTATGATTCCAGCGGTGATATTACAACAGAGCAATATAATGCTTTCAAGCTTGAGGCGATTCGTATTCTTTCTGAACGACTTGGTCTTAAAGAGATTCGTGACTGGGAAGACTGTAACGGATTTTATTACAGCGGTGAAAATGACGAATGTCCAATCGTCGATGTTCTTGAAGACGGCGATCGTATCACAGCGTTCAACAAGTTTGTCACTGACGTTATCCTCAATGAGGACATGCTGATGATTGACGAAGACATCCCCTACTAATAATTATAACACATATGAAAACAATCCGACATAACACATACGAAACAAACTCGTCTAGCACGCATGCTTACAGCGTGCAAGATTTGAACCTTAAGAACCGCCCTGACCTCAACATCATTCCTGGCGATGATGGATTCATTCGAGTCGGCTTTACCGAAATGACTGAGTCGACTCCTCAGAACAAGATTGGTCATATTCTTAATTACGCCAATTCGGTTGGTGATCAAGAATTGTTTGATCGCGTCTGCAAGGTCGTCGAGGAATTCACTGGAGCAAAACTACTTGTTAGCGCTTCAGTCCGATTGAATAACAAGTGGGAAAAGGTTGACAATCTGCGTGAAGTCACCAATCCTAAGTTCAACTTCGACACCGAGGAAGAATACGATTGGGAAACTCTAAATGATCGATGGTATTCATTTACAAACGAATATGGGCATGGCAGCATCAATGAGTTTTGTGGAGTCATGAATGAAATTGGTCGCACCGAAGAAAACCTGAAGATCTTTATCTTCTCATCTAACCAAGGAGTACATGTCGAATCCTACTATAACTGAAGTATCTGATCGCCTTGCAAGTCTTAAACTTGCGGCCGAAACTCTAGGTTGTGTCGATCTTGCGTCTAAAGTTCTTGATGATAAAAACTTTCGTATTTGGAGTGGTTCTCATCATAAACTTGCGCACCATTATGGAGACGGTGGACTACTGACGCATACCTTTGAGGTTGTCACTTTGTCATTAAATACCGCTCATCTCTATAGCGATGTTCATAAGATTGACAACAAGCAGCTGTTCTTAAGCGCGTTGTATCATGACTATGGCAAGCTATGGGATTATGATCGCAGTGAAGATGGTAAATGGGTTCGTAATAACCATCGTCGCAAGATCCACCACATTTCGCGTTCAAACGTAGAATGGGTTTGCTGGGCAATTGCAATGGGAGCAGACGACGAATTGATTGATGCCGTTAGTCATAACATCTTATCGCATCATGGTTCACGTGAATGTGGTAGCCCAGTTGCTCCATACACACGTGAGGCGTGGATTCTACATCTCGCGGACTCCATGAGCGCGCGCGTTGATGATTGTGATCGTCTTGACTTGGTAACAATTAACAAAAATGCCTGAAGCACTACATATTCACCGTCGAGTAATTACTGACGGACCGTCCGCGATTGTTCAACAGATCCATTATGCTCTTACTGAGGAAGGACTCGTTGACATATTGAAAATGACTGCTCATTATCTTCTTGATGATGGCAAGCTAAGCCCTAGCTTCTTCGGCGGTGAATTAACCCAAATTATGAGAATGTCTTTACTGAGCATATTGGTCGAAGACGGAGTTATTGACATACCATGAAAAAGAAACAGAAACAACCTGCAGTAATTGAAGCTGTAGATGAAGTACTTAGTCTGCTACGCGAAAAGTGGATGAACGAAAAGGACGACAAGAAGAAAGTTGAATTATCCAAGAAGATTGATTCGGTATTGGATGAACGTCTTCGCCTGATGAAACTACGTGACAGTGGAGAACTATGATTAGCATATTATCACTCGCAACTATCTTAGTGGTACATTGGATCTTTGACTTTTTTCTGCAGACGAGTTGGCAGGCAACAAATAAGTCAAAGAACAACATCGCGTTGGCCAGTCATGTTGGTGTATACTCAATTGGACTGATCTTGATCGTACTGCTAAACTTTGGATATTTCCAGCATCTAGGTTGCGCAATCGGATATGTCCTCCTAAATGCCGTTGCTCATTTTTTCACAGATTACGTGACTAGTCGTGCTTCAAGTTCTCTCTATGAAAAGGAAGAATACCATGATTTCTTCGTCGTGATCGGATTTGATCAGTTACTGCATTACCTGACATTGATTGTCACATTTGTGCTGCTAGTCGGCTGATTTTCAATAAGTTGCACAAATTTGCACAAAAGTGGGAACTTTTTTCACTTTTGTGCATTTTTTTATTTACAAGGTGACATTTTCCGTTTATAATAATTCTGTAAGGCAACCACCACAAAATATGATTACTCTAGCTCCAAAATACACGAAACATTCCATCCACCTTGGCGTTCAAATTTACAAACGCAAGGCTAACACTGGAACGAGCGGCGGCATGTGGCTCACCGATTCCACTACCTTCAAGTCTCTGGCAGGAGCCAAGGCTTGGTTGGAATATCGCGCTAGCCTCAATGCGTAAGAATAAATTCAATCTCCTTTAACGCAATTACATTATGACAAAATTTACAGGATTCAACAAAGCCACTGCTTCCGCTCTTCGTTCCGAACTCAACGCCGTTCTTGCCAAGTATGGTGCTGATGCAAATCTCGAGTTCAACATCGGAACTATTCGTTTCGGAGTTAGTGACGCCAAGATGCAAATTGAAACCAAGGTCAAAGGCGCAGTTAGCCGCGAAGACCGCGTCATTTCCAATTTGATCGCTTCATACGACCTCAAGGAAATTGGCCGCAACGGTGAAAAGCTCGTAAGCTACAATTCCAGAGCGCATCGCTATCCAGTGATTTACTCGCACGGCGGAAAGCGTTATAAAACCTCGATTGAGCACATGAAGTTCCTCTTCGCTAAGTAAGAGAACTGATTGCTGCTCAAAACACTGATTACACTTTATGACATTTGAATTTAATACTGCACTAGATCTGATCGGAAAGCTCGATGAAGCGTTCCCAGGAACGCAAAGTCTGATTGTCGGCGGAGCGGTTCGTGACTACTTTTTGAACGTACCCGCGCACGACGTTGACATTGCAACCAATGTTCCGTTTGAGCAGCTTGCGCTATACTTTGAGTTGCAGGACATCACGAAGAACACCGTGAATGCTCAGCCTGTTAGCATCATCGTTCATTGCGGCGTCGCTTTTGAAATTGCTCAGTTCCGCACTGACAGTATCGGTACTGACCGTAAGAGTAACGTCGCAACGGTTGTCAGCACCTTTGAAGAAGACAGTGCGCGTCGTGATATCACGATTAACGCAATAGGTCTTGACCGCAATCAGAAGATCATCGACCCACAAGGTGGACGTCAAGATCTGATTAGAGAATTGGTCACGTGCGTCGGCGATCCAAACATTCGCTTTCAGGAAGATGCAACACGTATTCTTCGGGTCTTGCGGTTTGCTGCTAAGCTAAACTTCGCTATTCACCCTGACACGCTTGACGCGGTTATTCGCAACCGTGGTCTACTCACTGATCGTGAACGTATTAGTCCAGAGAGTATCGCTAAGGAAATCTTTAAGGCTGCACATGATGGCGTAGTCTTTGCAAGATTTATTCGGCTGCTTGATCTAATGGGCATTAGTTCTCTAATCCTGCGTGAATGGATTGATCTGAATGGATTTACTCATGATCCTATTCACCATCCTGAAGGTGGAAGTACTGTTCAAGGTCATATTCTTGAGTGCCTTGTTCAAGGTGGATTTACGAATGATCCTGTGACTAACATCGGTATCTTCTGTCATGACCTTGGTAAGGCAGTCACTCGCGGGGTCAAGAGCAACGGACAGTCCAACTATCATGGGCACGAAGGTGCAGGAGTTCCTATTGTCGAAGCACTGTTTGACCGCCTGCGGTTTAACGATCTGTCTTCAGGCGACAAGGAAGATATCCTCTTTGCCACCGAAAAGCACATGCTGATTCATAACCTTCGTGAACTTAGCACGCGCACAATTGCACGTCTGGTTCTTGCAAAGGGTTGGAATGTTCTGAAGCAAGTTGCCTTTGCTGATGAAGCAAGCCGTGGACCTGATCTTTTCAATGCAGATGAATTCACTCAAAGGATTGCTTGGGCCGAAGAAAAGGTTCGGAACATTGCTAAGAATCGCGATGAACTTCGCCTACGCGTCAAGGAACATGTTGATGGCAACAAGCTGCTGGAATGGTTCCCTGAACTGCAAAGCAATCGTAAACTCCTTGCGCCTCTTCTCGAGTTCCTTGCTGAATTCATTCTTGAATGCATCGACCTTGGAGAGATTCCTTCCCAAGATGACATCCGTCGCGTTGCCTCAAACGAACTTTTTTACAATCTAAATTAACACGAAATACAACATGCGAAAAGAAAAACTATACATTGGCTCTATTGAGCAGCTTCGAGAGCACTTTACAACTCTACTTAACACTACCCACAACGCTCCGGCGAATAGAAGAGTTGAACAACTCCACTTCAATTTTGAATATCAATTGCAGGCAATTTTACTAAAAGGTGGCATTAACTTTGGCGTGGTCTTTATGCTAAAAAACATGCCCGGTCGTTATATCGTTAGTAAATTTTGGGTTTTGATTAACCCAAATGAGTTTGAAGGTGGACTACACGTGAGCGACATTTATATCGGTAATCCGGATGAATTGATTGATTTTATTTCAGATGACGGAAGCGCATCTCGTAATGACATATGTCATCAAGTGCGTATCATAGAAAACGAGCTCTACGGATTTGGTGTTGTCAATATTTTTTCTGATACGGATCTCTCCATCAAAAATTACTATATTCTTTGCATGACACATCCACCGTTGGGGGCAAACTGAGGTACATCTTAAGAAATAACAATATGAGAATGTATTTTTTTGTAATGGGAAATTTGTCAGGACGGCAACAAGGGATTCAAGCGGGTCATGCTGCTGTTGAGTATTCACGGCATGCAGCTGACCGTGTTGAAGGATATGAGCAATATGCCGAATTTGCTGATGACCATAAGACGTTCATCTTACTTGACGGGGGAGGTAGTCAGGATATGCCTATGCGCGCGCGTGAATTGCGATCGCTTAACATCAAGACTGCCTCATTTTATGAACCTGACTTGAATAACTCTCTATCCGCAATCGCATTCATTCTTCCAGAAGAAATTTATGGCATCGACTTAGCTGATCCTGGGGGTGAAGGCGACGAGAGTAATCTTCGTCGTTACGCTATCAAATCATACATCTCAAAATTCCGACTCGCATCAAACTAAAAATACATTATGAAACTGACATTTAAAACTAACACCGAATATCAAAACGCAAAAACTCTTCTTGGAGGAAATGGTTATCAGTTCGCCTATTACATCGATGAACGCGAAATTCGTTTTTACACCACTGGATCTTTTCTCGATGCTGTAGCCTCAATTGGCGAAATTGGAATCCGCGAGGATACTCATTACTCCGTCGATTCTGAAGGATACCGCATGTCTGCTCTTGAGAACGGGTGGTCCGCCGGATAAATCCTAATTTTCACAAAAATCTGAACTTTTTTCGGATTTTGTGCATTTTTTTGTTTACATTCCATGAAAAACCTGTTAAAATAATTCTGTAAGGAAACCACCGAATATGACTCCAGTATACATTAACATCGGCAAATATGGCGACAAGCATTACTACAAGGACAAAGCAATGACGATACATCATCGTGAAGACGGTCCTGCGGTTGAATACCCCGATGGAGATAAATCTTGGTACATCAATGGAAAACTTCATCGTGAAGATGGTCCTGCGGTTGAATATGCCGATGGAGGTAAAGCTTGGTTCATCGATGGAAAACGCCATCGTGAAGACGGTCCTGCAATTGAATTTGCCAATGGACGTAAAGCTTGGTACATCGATGGAGTTTCACTAAGTGAACGAGAATTCCTCAAGCGAACTGCTCCAGAAATCGTCTTGACGATGGACGAGATTGCATCTAAGTTTGGGATTGAAGTGAGCAAGTTGAAGATCACTAAGTAAGTAAGTAAGGAACACGAAACGAACACTAAAACACATTATGACTCCAGTATACATTATCATCAACGAATACAGAAGTAAGCATTACTACAAGGACAAAGCAATGACGATACATCATCGTGAAGACGGTCCTGCAATTGAACATGCCAATGGAGGTAAAGTTTGGTACGTCAATGGAAAACTTCATCGTGAAGATGGTCCTGCTATTGAATATGCCGATGGAGGTAAAGAATGGTACTCTAATGGAAAACGCCATCGTGAAGACGGTCCTGCGGCTGAATACGCTAATGTAGGTAAATTTTGGTACGTCGATGGAAAACTTCATCGTGAAGACGGTCCTGCAATTGAATTTGCCGGTGGACATAAAGAATGGTACGTCGATGGAAAACTTCATCGTGAAGACGGTCCTGCGGTTGAATATGCCGATGGGAGTAAATTTTGGTATCTCGATGGAGTGGAACACGATGAACAAGAATTCCTCAAGCGAACTGCTCCAGAAATCGTCTTGACGATGGACGAAATTGCTGCTAAGTTTGGTATCGAAGTTAGCAAGCTAAAGATCACTAAGTAAGTAAGGAACCCAAAACGAACATTATGACTCCAGTATACATTATCATCAACGAATACGGAAACAAGTATTACTACAAGGACCAAGCAATGACGATACGCCATCGTGAAGATGGTCCTGCGGTTGAACTTGCCGGTGGAGATAAATCTTGGTTCATCGATGGAAAACTTCATCGTGAAGACGGTCCTGCAATTGAATACGCCGATGGAGGTAAAGAATGGTACGTCGATGGAAAACTTCATCGTAAAGATGGTCCTGCAATTGAATATGCCGATGGGAGTAAAGTTTGGTACGTCGATGGAAAACGCCATCGTGAAGACGGTCCTGCAATTGAATATGCCAGTGGAGGTAAATCTTGGTTCGTCAATGGAAAACGCCATCGTGAAGATGGTCCTGCAGTTGAACTTGCCGGTGGACATAAAGAATGGTACGTCGATGGAGTTTCACTAAGTGAACAAGAATTCCTCAAGCGAACTGCTAAAGAAATCGTCTTGACAATGGACGAGATTGCATCTAAGTTTGGGATTGAAGTGAGCAAGCTAAAGATCACTAAGTAAGGAACCCAAAACGAACACGAAACGAACATTATGACTCCAGTATACATTATCATCGGCAAATACGGAAACAAGCATTACTACAAGGACAAAGCAATGACGATACTTCATCGTGAAGATGGTCCTGCGGCTGAACATGCCAATGGATGTAAAGAATGGTACTCTAATGGAAAACATCATCGTGAAGACGGTCCTGCGGTTGAATATGCCAATGGACATAAAGCTTGGTTCATCGATGGAAAACTTCATCGTGAAGATGGTCCTGCAGTTGAACTTGCCGGTGGACATAAAGAATGGTACGTCAATGGAAAACGCCATCGTGAAGACGGTCCTGCGGTTGAATATGCCGATGGACATAAAGCTTGGTTCATCGATGGAGTTTCACTAAGTGAACAAGAATTCCTTCTTAAAACCGCTAAAGAAATCGTCTTGACGATGGACGAGATTGCATCTAAGTTTGGGATTGAAGTGAGCAAGCTGAAGATCCAGAAGTAACGAACACGAAACGAACACGAAACGAACACTAAAACACATTATGACTCCAGTATACATTAACATCGGCAAATATGGCGACAAGCATTACTACAAGGACAAAGCAATGACGATACGCCATCGTGAAGACGGTCCTGCTATTGAACTTGCCGATGGAGGTAAATCTTGGTTCGTCAATGGAAAACGCCATCGTGAAGACGGTCCTGCGGCTGAAGATGCCGATGGACATAAAGAATGGTTCATCGATGGAAAACATCATCGTGAAGACGGTCCTGCAATTGAATATGCCGGTGGAGGTAAAGCTTGGTACTCCAATGGAAAACTTCATCGTGAAGACGGTCCTGCAATTGAATATGCCGATGGGAGTAAATTTTGGTTCGTCAATGGAAAACTTCATCGTGAAGACGGTCCTGCAGTTGAACATTCCGATGGAGGTAAAGAATGGTACGTCAATGGAGTGGAACACGGTGAACGAGAATTCCTCAAGCGAACTGCTAAAGAAATCGTCTTGACGATGGACGAGATTGCATCTAAGTTTGGCATTGAAGTGAGCAAGCTAAAGATCACTAAGTAAGTAAGGAACCCAAAACGAACACGAAACGAACATTATGACTCCAGTATACATTATCATCAACGAATACGGAAACAAGCATTACTACAAGGACAAAGCAATGACGATACGCCATCGTGAAGACGGTCCTGCGGTTGAACTTGCCGATGGGAGTAAAGCTTGGTACTCTAATGGAAAACGCCATCGTGAAGATGGTCCTGCGGTTGAATACCCCGATGGACATAAAGTTTGGTATCTCGACGGAGTGAAACACGGTGAACAAGAATTCCTTCTTAAAACCGCTAAAGAAATCGTCTTGACGATGGACGAGATTGCATCTAAGTTTGGGATTGAAGTGAGCAAGCTCAAGATCCAGAAGTAACGAACCCGAAACAAACACTAAAACACATTATGACTCCAGTATACATTATCATCGGCAAATACGGAAACAAGCATTACTACAAGGACAAAGCAATGACGATACTTCATCGTGAAGATGGTCCTGCAGTTGAACTTGCCGGTGGACATAAAGAATGGTACGTCAATGGAAAACGCCATCGTGAAGACGGTCCTGCGGTTGAATATGCCGATGGAGGTAAAGCTTGGTTCATCGATGGAAAACGCCATCGTGAAGACGGTCCTGCGGTTGAACTTGCCAGTGGAGGTAAAGAATGGTACGTCAATGGAAAACGCCATCGTGAAGACGGTCCTGCGGTTGAACTTGCCGATGGATGTAAAGCTTGGTTCATCGATGGAGTTTCACTAAGTGAACAAGAATTCCTTCTTAAAACCGCTAAAGAAATCGTCTTGACGATGGACGAAATTGCATCTAAGTTTGGGATTGATGTAAGCAAGCTAAAGATCTCTAAGTAAGGAACTCTGATAAAATAAAAATATGAATCGTACAAGTAAACTATCTAGGCTTTTTAAATTCTTCTGGATGTCTCAAGCTGAACCTGATGAGACATGGGATAAACTATTGAATCTCCTGATTGATAAAGGAACTGTTACAAAAGTAGATAACTTCACAATTACATTCGACAACGCCTTTACTGTTTGGACCTCCAATCACCCATACGCTAGTGGAATCCTTTATGTGTACAAAGGTAAGTACACTGACGAGAGACTACACTGCTCTAAGGCAACTAAAATTCGACTAGAGGATTTTTATTACAAATATCTAGAAGATACAAAAGCTCAAAGTTATGTAGAGAAAGAACTAAAGATCTATAAGAACAAGTAAGAACCAAAGGAACACCAATATAATAAACAAGATGAAACTAATGAAACTAATGACAATCGTTGTGGCTGCTCTTATGCTGCCTTCGTGTATTGAAGAAACCCAGCCAAGTAATGCCAGCGGCAGTGTCTCAAAGAAGACTGTTGAGGTATCAACTGATGCTGATGGTTGGACTGTAGAACAGAAGAATATTGCTGAACGACTCAAGCGTGATAATGTCGCTGGAGCAATCAAGCATCTGTATGTGATTAGTCCTTATAGTGGTCAGGTGATTCTGTATTCCACCGTGAAAGGTAAGGTCACTTCATCTGGTAAGCGACTAACTCCTACAAGTGTATCAGCGGGTGCTTGGGAGTATGTCAACAGTCCTCATAGTGGTATGGGTGTCAATATTAACGGGCAGACAAAATACACATCAGAAGTGCTACAAGATGATGGCTCTTATGGCAGTTCATGTGAATACATTTATTGGTTCAGCTCTAAGGGAACTTTCCATAGTCACTTCTTCACTGGTGGACAAATCATCCATGTTTCTGATCAACCAATTGCTGTAAAGAACATCACTCTTAACCTCGAAGACCGCTAATATGAAAACCGTTGTATATATTTTTCTCTCTCTGGTAGCATGTACTGTCATCATTGGATGTAGTATCCTGAGTAAAGGATGTTCTTATGTTGGCAAGGCAACTGCTGTCGTTGAACAACAACTAGATCCGGCTCTTCTCTTGAAGAAGTATGAATGGTTCAAAAATGTAGCAGCAGAATGTGATAAGAAACTTGCTGATGTTCAGGTTTATAAGTCCCGTCTCACTAGTATGGAGAAGTCCTATGAAGGCACCTCTCGTAAGGATTGGGATCGAACTGATAAAGAACAGTTTAATCTATGGGAGCAAGAAGTTGCGGGTGTCGTTGCCAGTTATAACAGCCTAGCTGCTGAATATAATGCAGCCATGTCCAAGATCAACTATGCCTTTACCAATATCGGATCTCTCCCAAAGGGAGCAGCTGAACCATTGCCGCGAGAGGTGCGATCATATACTCTTTCCTTTTAAAAGAACTCTTAAGAGCTAAATCATCGAGGCGTATCCCCTCCGATACGCCTTTTTTGTCTGAAAATTTTGGAAAAAAATGAACTTTTTTTGGATTTTATGCATTTTCTTGTTTACATTCGTCTAAAAACCTGTTAAAATAATTCTGTAAGGAAACCACCACATGTCGAACCTCGATTCCCTGCTTCCCGATTCTCTCGAACTTCTTGCAATGTTTGAAACCGCCGCTGCAATCGCAGCAGCAGCTTATGCCGAAGAAGAGGATTCGCTCGAACTCGCTTTTCAAAAAGCTGCGAGTTCCGCAACGGTTGATTACATTATCTCTAACAAGAATCGCTAATACCATGACTGACCAACCACAATTTGATCGTGAACGCCACGGCGGACTATTTGACCGAGGCAGCGCTGATGCTTATTACCGCCGCGCTTTTTCCCCTCACTGGTATCCACAAGGCACTGGTCGCGGTGAAGCCGTCATCAATCTGACAAGTGAGGAAATTGAAGAATACCGCAAAGGCTTCCAATACCAAGAATCAACCGGAGAATTTAAGTACTGATGAAAATCAAATTCACAAGCGTCGATGTTACTCCGCAGCCGTCATTGCCCAAAAGAAAGTGGCTTGAGTATCGCGTGAACGGTGTTACGATTGGATGTGCAATGACATTCATGTGTAACGGACGTTTCAATGCAGGTCGCCTTGGCCGAACATTTGATTGGAATCATACAGGTCTCGAGAAACTTCTGGGAACCGAAAAGTACAATGCAAACCGTGATCGTTTCATATCTCCACGCGCAGACTTGGTTTATGGGACTGGTGCCACAATTCCTCTGAAGCGTGTAAAGGAAATCTTTACCGCTGTCGCAACTGCTTAATAAGATGAAAGTTTTTCTCGATGACGAAAGAGTCACTCCGCAAGGATGGTTCCGAACATACAATCCCGACGACACGATTGATTTGCTGCACGCTGGTCTGGTGACTGAGCTTAGCCTCGATCATGACCTTGGTGATGACGACGAAATCGGAACTGGATATGACGTGGTTCTTTGGATTGAGGAAGCCGTTGCTTTGCGAGGCTTTGTTCCTCCAATCATTCACGTTCACTCCGCAAACTCTTCGGCCGCCGCAAAGATGCGTGCTGGAATCGAAACAATCCAAAGACTACACAATGCACTCTCCGTATAATCATAACAAAAGAATCTGTGAAAAGCGTAGTCGCGCATTTTCTAATGCAATGCGTCATCCAGTGCGCTCACGTAAATGGAATAAGTGGATGAATCGGTGGGTTAAACTTGCGACTCAACTCGTCGACTCGAAACTATCTGAACTCTCGTAAATCTTTAAATAATCCATAGTGATATTGCCTGTGGAAATTATTTATAAAAATGACAATCTTATGAAACTATTAGGTTCAAACAACAATATTCCGGTTTTCGGCGATCCTCTCCAGAATGCCGTTGATCAGATGTCGAACTGTCTCGTCAAGGGTGGCTACAAGGCTGCACTTATGGCTGACCATCACCTTGGTTATGCTGTTCCTGTCGGCGGCGTAATTGCTTACAAGGACAAGATCTCGCCTTCAGGTGTAGGCTTCGACATCGGCTGCGGAAACAAGGCTGTGATGACTGACCTGCACTATGGAGATATCGCGGGTGATATGAACCGTATCATGGACGAAGTGTTTGATCGCATCTCGTTTGGAATCGGCCGCAAGAACAAGACTGATGTTGACCATGCGTTGTTTGACAACGATGCTTGGACTGACATCGCTATGCTCGGCGAGCTGAAGGACATGGCGCGCGGACAGCTTGGTACTGTCGGCAGCGGTAACCACTATGTCGATATCTTCTATGATCAAAAGGGTCGCGTTTGGATCGGAGTTCACTTTGGTTCACGTGGTCTTGGTCACAAGATTGCTTCGCATTACATCAAGGCCGGCGGCGGTGTTGACGGTATTAACGTCGATCCTGCTATCTTGGATGTGAATACTGACCTTGGTCGCGAATACATCGCTGCTATGAACCTCGCTGGTGAATATGCGTATGCTGGTCGCGATTGGGTCTGTGAAGAAGTTGCTCGTATCCTTGGTGCGTCTATCCTTGACAGCGTTCACAACCACCATAACTTCGCTTGGAATGAAACTCATGACGGTGAAGACCTTTGGGTTGTTCGCAAGGGTGCTACTCCTGCTTTCCCAGGTCAACGTGGTTTTGTCGGTGGAACTATGGGTGAAAACTCAGTGATCCTCGAAGGCGTCGCGTCGGACCTTTCTTCCTCTACTCTGTATTCAACTGTTCACGGTGCAGGCCGAGTCATGTCGCGCACCGAAGCTGCTGGTAAGTCCAAGTGGAAGGGTGGAAAGAAGATCAAGATTTCGGAAGGCAAGGTCTCGCAGGCCATGATGGACGAATGGGTTAACAAGGC